CTTTCGGACTTAAAATCCGTTGTTCGCAAGGACGTGCGGGTTCGAGTCCCGCCCTGGGCACCAGGTTCAAATTAGCGGAAAAGTTCAATAATTTCTCCTTGATTTTTGATCCGGCATTCCCAACTGTATTCCCAACCCTCAGATAGAACCGTGTCTACCCATAGGTTAAGCTGCTCAGACTTCACTTCGATCATTTGGCTGTCTGAATAGTCGCGGGTGGCTCCTCCTGGCGGCGTATGTCCTAAGATCATTGCCCGTATTTCCAGGCTCGTGTTTAGCTCCTGGAGGCCAGTAGCGCAGGTATGCCGCAAGATGTTCCTGCCTAGTTTCTCCATGGATAAATCGTTGGTTAGCTTTTCTATCTGGTGGTAGATCGTAGATACGTCGGATTTCAGCAACGGGAATGTCTGCCCTTTGATGAGCTGCAGGACTTTGTTTGGAACTGGGATGATGCGGCGGCGGTATCTCGTCTTTTCGCGCACGATCGTAAGCAGGTTCTTGTTGAAGTGCTTCGGCTCTATGTCGCGTATTTCTTCCCAGCCGATGCCGAGTAGCCCAGTGAGTACGATTGCTGGTAGTGCCGGGGATTGCTTTTCTACGGCGTAGGCAATTAAGATTCGAAGTTCCTCGGCGGTGAGGTATTTCCCTGGCTTGTACGAGCGTTTGGGCAATTTGATGTACTCGGCCGGGTTCACCTGCAAGATGCCGTCTATGACTGCCAATTTAAGTACGGAGCGAGTGATGCGCTTAACGTCGCTGATGACCTTCGGGCTGGTCTTTGGCAATCGGTTGATATGGTTCTGAATCCATTGCCTACTTATCTCGGAAACGTCGGTGTTTATCCAGGGCATGTGTAGTGTTGCGACTCTCATTTCATCCCTCTGGTATGCCTTCGATGTGTTGCTGATCGTCGGGAGATACAATCCCTCCATCAATGACCTGAAGGTGTTGTCCGTCAAGCCCTGCGGCCTGAGCGACTGTGACACCTTTTCCTTTAGCCGGGCGACCGCTTCTTGCTTGGTGCTTGCGTAGGCTTGATAAGCTGTCCCCTGGATTTGCATCCTCGCTTCCCATCCGTTGCCTTTCGCTCGGATATTCGGTTCGTTGTTCTGGCTCATCGGATTCCAGCATAGCGCAAAGCGCGAGGAATTCACGTCGCTTCTTTAGCGGAAGCGCATTAAATCCTCGTAAATCTGCGGTGCTGAATTGCATAAGTTAGTCCTGCTCTGGGTGAATCGGTCCCTGGAAGTTGTGGAAAGTAGAGAGCGAGAAAGTACCACCATCCCCAATCATTCGAGCGATCAATGTCTTTTCGGTCTTTTGGGCAACTCCAACCCAAATCATTGAGTGAATTCCACCAGCTAAAACCTTTGCCCAGTACCAACCTGGCTTGGTCGGTCGCTGAGTTGTCCACTTACTCACGCCTCTTCCCTCCCGGCTTCTGCCAACAAGTCAGCGATTGACTGCGCGGCGCGTTTGGCTCGTTCGGGGGTGCGGAAGTTGAGTTCAATGGCTTGATCCCTTTCTTCATCCCAAATGCTCATAATTACTTCTGTTGGGTGATGAGGAATCTCAAAGACAAACCCTTCAATATCGGCGCAATCTTTGTACTGCGCGTTATCCCACTCCAACTCAGGGAAGAGTTCGGCGAATGTGAAGGTGGCTACGGTTCCAAAATTATTCTCAAATGGATCAGAGACATAAACATTTACACTGCCAGGAAAGATATGCAGATGCGAGTCTTCATCTAGGCTAATGCCGGGGTCTACGCCATGGCTCAAAGATTCCCTCCCAACCCCAGCCGCATCCAGCGCACGTTGCACTTTCAGCAGGAGGGTTGCTCGTTCTTGTGTTTCTAAATTATTCATCTTCGTTATCTCCAAACCCCGTCAAGCCAAGGGTGGTCGGCGTAAATGGTCAGGAACGCGGCGACTAGTCCAATGTAAAGGAGTGCCAGCGCGAATTTGCCGGGGCGTGTTAGGTAGGTCATTCGGATACCTCTGCTGGCTTTTGGGTCTGGAGCGTCGCAAGGTGGAATTCTTGGCATATTGCATGGCAACTTTCGCGCAAAGATTCATCCCAGTTAGTCCCAGCGATCATCTGTGAAGGCTTATGACAATCCGGGTCTTGCACTCGCATGATGTCCTTCTCAACTAAGTCAAGTACTTTCTTTGCGGATTCTTCGGTATCCTCCACAATCCGCGTTGGGTAGCTTTGACGCAAGAATCTAAGGGCTAGATTCCGGTCGCAAGTTGCAAATTGAAATTCATTTTTCATCGTCTAAAAATTCCTCTGATCCGTTGCCAGATCGTTTGTCGTCGTAGCTCACCGTAGGCGTTGCCGCCGTAAATGTCCGGGCGGTCGCTCATTCGTGGTCCGTTGTACTTCTTGGCGGCTTCAATGGCGTCCTTTGGCTTATGGGCGGCTTTTGCTTCGGAGAGTGGAAGGTCTTTCACTTTGCACCTCCCAATTCCCTAGCTAGTGACTGAGCCATTGCAGCCCAAACGAGGTTTTGACTCTTTGCGCCAAATTCAACGTGGTCAAACATCTCGGGGGCTACCACTTCTTGGATGATCTGCCCGATCTGCTCGTCCGATGGTTCGCTGATCGCTTCGTCGTCAAGGCGTCCGAGTACGGTGCTTTCGAGTTCGGTTGCGGAGTAGGTGCCGATCATCGTGCCACCACCTCCAATGTCCCTTCCTCAAAGATTCCCTTCAAGATCACTTCGTACAAGAACGCCTGAGCGTTCTCGGCACTTGGCGGGTACAGGCTTTCTTGTTCGCAATCCAGCGATCCAATAGAGAGTCGGTACTGAGTGACGCTGTACTCTGAATCGTACTCTGCGTTGACGGTGTACTTGCCGATCTTGAACGCTAGTTCGGTGTCGGCGGTGAACCCGAAAACGGAGTCTGGGACTTCGATCACTGGGGTTACTGTTTCAATGATTTTTGCCATCAAGCCACATCTCCCAAATCTTCACCGAGTCGGTAGGCTTGGATCATTGCCTCAACAATCGCGTTATCTTCCTGTTTCCCTTCCGTGTACTCAATCACGGTTTGCAAATCGGATACCCAGACTTGGCCCGTTGCAAAGGAATCGTCTTGGTAGTATTTGCCGTCGCTGGTTCGCTGGACGTATCCACCCATAGCTGACGCGCCTCTCAAAGCGGTTGCAAAGCTGGTCGTTTCTAGGAACATGAGCCTGGAGTTCTTTCCAGGGATGATGATTTTGAACTTTGTTTCCATATATCCTCGTGCCGTTGTCGCGGCTACAAGATATATTATACCAAATTTACGGAAAATAGTAGGGTCAGTAGAAAAAAAAGTGAAAAAAAGTCCCCGCTGGGTTCAGCGAGGATTCATTTTGAGCCAAAAAAAGGTCTTATATCGGCATTAGTTTTTCAACCGCATTGCACTCTGGGCATCGTTTGATCGTGTACACAATTTCCCGTGGTAGGAATAGCATGGCAACAAGGCAGACGGCGGCAATCACCCAGGTAGCGCCACACGTAAAGAAGCCCACAAGAAAGCATCCGGCGGCGATTGCTCCACAAACTTCGTACGGTCCGGGCTTGTGCTTATTCTTGTACAAGCAGTTCACGCATCCACACGATTGGCACGGTCCGACTAGCCTAGATGTATTTACCAAAGATCCGAAGAAAAGCGATTTGAAGGAAAACGGCTTTTTAGGTTGCGGTTGGATTGGCGGGGCAGCGACCGTCTTTGCGGCGCACGTGGCGCACTTTCCTTTTGTGAGGTCGCTGTATGCCCTAGATATATGTTTTCGGCAATCGATGCAGTAAACCGGTTGCATCATATCATCTTGCGAAAAGTCTTGGTCGTTCATTTTTCTCCTCTATATTTTATGAGTTGCTCTGGCCGGATTCCGTCTTCGCGGTAGAACGTTATCTCGCCTCCGTCATCGTCGGTATATGAGACGTGTACCAGAAAGGCGATGGCGTCCCAGTGTTCGCTTAACGGTTCCTGAAATGCGGGGTTGATCGCAAAAAGAGCTGGACGCTTTAGGTCTGCGTCCCATATTAGCACCTTTACAGTTGCGGCATGGTCTGGATATCTTTCAGCGATGATGATCTTGTTTAGCTTCGGGTTGCGGTTGGCTTCCCAGATCGTAAAATCGCCCGGCTGCAATGCAGGGTAGCAAGACTCTCCTACTATCTCCGCGCAGAACCTATTGGTCTTAAATAGTCTTGCCTCGACTTCGCAGAATTCTTCCGACTCGCCAGGATCGCTCCATTGTCCGGCGGGAATCTGTCCTGCGTGTTTTATGGTCATCTTTAAGTAAGTCACTGCGAATCTTGGGTCGCTGACTTCTTTCCCTACGCTGGAGGCCCAATCATGGGGAAGGTCTAGGGCTTCAGCTATTTCGCGCAGCAGCTCGGGGGTGAACGTGATTTTTCCACCAAGGAGATTTTCCACCTTAGATTGCGTGAGGTTCATTTTTAACGCCAAATCTATTGATGTGATCTTCCTAGGTCGCGCTGACGCCATGACGCGCCGCACTTCTTTGCCGATCAATTTATCCTTTTCTGACGCCATAAAAGGATCATACAGAATTATTTTCAAAAAATCGCCTGATACTATTACTATTTTCCGTAAATTTGGTATAATAGGTGCATGGGTTTAACCAAAACAGGCAGGGGCAGACCTCAGACCGACCCTTCACAGGTTCAACTTGTGGAGCGATTGCTCAGAGAAAAGCAACCTATTGACTTGATTCACAAAAATCCAGGCGTGACGATTGGGAAGACAAAAATCTACCTGATCCGCGACGAACTGAAGAAAAAAGAATGGGGCGCAGAAGCGACAACTTCAAGCACCCCAGGACAGATGACCCCGGACGAGGATGCGTACAGGAGCCAATCCCAGTAAGCATACCTGTCCCCGACCACAAGACACAAGGACAGATGATGAAAAGCATATACGACATAGTAGAAGAGACGCTCGGCATTGAACGAGTAATTACCGACCTAGAATCCGGCGAATTGACCGACGAGCAAGCAACCTCCATTCTTTACGATGCGCTGATCAGCGCGGAAGGCGACCTGAAAGCTAAGGCAGAAGGGTACGTCATTCGCATGAAGAAGCTGGAGGCCGACGCGAAGATCCGATCAGACGAAGCCAAGCGGCTATCAGAAAGCGCAGGGTCGCTCACAAAGCAATCCGAACGGCTGAAATCGGTTCTGAAGATGGCGATGGAAACCCTGGACACGGAGAAGATCGAGACGGGACTTTTCACGGTTGCAATTCAGAAGAATGGTGGGGTTGCTCCTGTGGAGATTGATCCAGCCATTGATACCGACGCACTGCCAGAGGAATTTAAGAAGACGGTTACCACGGTTTCAGCCAACAAGGAAGCAATCCGAACCGCGCTCGAATCCGGCCAAGAGTTGCCATTTGCCAAGCTAGGAGTGCGCGGTACTTCTTTGAGGGTGCGCTAATGGCTGCAATCTCAAAGGCTCTTGAAGGCGTAGAGGCACAGCTTACAAAGGCTGGGATTCACTACAAGATCAATCAAATCATGGAAGAGGTCGGGGTCATTAAGAAGATGCGCTCCGAGGGCGTCAAGTACGCCTATCAAGCATGGGATGACGTTGTGCCAGCACTCAACGAGGCTCTTGTTAAGTTTGGCGTGACTTTGACGTTTACCGAAACACCACCAATCTTCCAATCACTGCAAGCAGGAAAGACCGAGGTGATCGTCGGCATGACAATCCGCGCAACGGATAGTGACTCTGGAGAATTTACAGAGGTCACGAAGTATGGTGCGGCCACTTACTACAATCCGCAAGCCTATCAAGCGGCTGGGACTTACGCTTACAAGTACGCGATGCTGAAGATGTTCTTGATTCCGTGCAAGGAAGACCAAGACCCTGATTCAATCGTGGAGCAAAAAGCACCAGCAAAAGCAAAAACCGCCGAAGCACCAAAAGCACCGGAGACAATCAAAGACTTCTTTGATAAGTCGGGGGCATGGACAAAGGAGCAATCCGCACAAATCAAGCAAGCCGCTTCTGGTACTGGGGTTTATGTTGCGGTTGAGGCAACACGTCTTATGGAAGAGGCAAAGGAATCTGGGGCTAAGAACTGGGCTGACGTAATTAATTACCTAGATGGTGATCTTAAATCTTAGGCTGGTAGGCAAGGACAATGAATACTATTACTTTATCGTCAACTCATTCACAACGCCCGGTACGACGTATGACCTTAACGTCTCTCGTCACACCGGGGCAATCTATTGCTCTTGTATGGACTGCCAATGTCGAAAACGGCAAGGCGACGTACTCAACGACGAAATCGGATGCAAGCACATCCTCGGACTTCACAAAACAGGAATCTTCAAATAATGGTTAATCGAGTCGTAATTGTTGGTCGCCTTACTCGCGACCCTGAGCTTCGCACTACAAGTGCTGGCAAGTTTATCGTAAGCGTATCCGTGGCGGTGACTAAGAAGTTTAAGCCGCAAGACGGCTCACCAGATGCGGACTTCTTCAATGTGACCGCATGGGATAAGACCGCTGAGTACATCAACCAATATCTCGGCAAAGGTCGCCTAATCGCTGTAGATGGTCGGCTTCAATCCCGTAAGTACACGGCTAAGGACGGAACAGAGCGCGATGTTGTTGAGATTGTCGCTAATTCGGTTCAATCGCTGGATAGACCGAAGGATGACGCGCCGAAGTCTGCACCAACTACGCCTAGGGCAAAGGCTCAGGCGATTGATGAATATGATCCTTTTGGTGATGAATGAAATGGCAAATCGTAATTTTTACCAAACTCCAACCGGGGTTAAATTCATTCAAAAGTTTCTGACCCTAGAGGCTGACATTCCAACCGCTGACGGCTATTGGATACGGCATCACAAAGAGCGCGGATCGTGGGCTATTGCTGATGTTGAAATGCTCAGCGAAACCACGGCTCGAATTGATACGGGAGTACCGACGCGATGGACATACACATTAAAAGCGTTTGATGCGAACCGTGAAAAGGTGACTTATACCGGGCCGTTTAAGGAGTTGCGACACGCTGCGGAATACCGAAAGGCGTTCCAGCCATCGGCTGACGTTGTGCGAAGCCTGGCGCGAAATATGGATCGTGCGGCATGACTACCATTACCGTCCCACCTCCAAGCCGAGTCCTAAGCCCTAACGGTGACCGTCACCACTGGACGAAGGTAAGCAAAGCCAAGAAGGAACACCGTTCACTTGTCGCCATATTAGCAAAGAATCAGAAAGCCGCTCCCATCTTGGGGGCGGTGGAGATCCAGGTCGATTGGTACATGGGCAATAAGACGTTCTATTGCCCGATGGACAATCAAAACGCAATCTCGGCATTGAAGGCCGCCATTGACGGCATTGTTGACGCCGGATTGATTGAAGATGACAACCGAAAGATTGTCAAGGCTATTTACCCTGTAAATTTGTATCGAACCCGAAAAGAGCATCAGGGACGAAGTGAAGTGGTTTTCACGATTAGGAGCGCGGCATGAACAATCTTTTTTTTAACGAAAGTGCGGAACCTAGCCAATTCGCGGATAAGAAAAAGCGTACACGAACTGAGCAAGTGGACATTGTGGATCGTTGGCTTTATTCGGATCACTTTGAGGATCATCCAAAGGGCTATGTAAGCAACGGTTTTAGGTTCTTTTCGGATATAAACCCTGTTGGTAGACCAAAGGGCGCAAAGGGGCTTACAACTGCCGAGCGCGAAGAGCGTAAGAAGCGCGGAGAATTGATCCTTCAAATGCTTGGAATTGGAATGAGATACGACGAGATTGGACGCCAGCCAGGGATTAATTTAGAGCCTGGACAAGTGCGAGAAATTGCCCGTTATTGGCAAGAGAAAGGAAATTTATCATGAGCGATTCTTTATGGTTTAGAGTTAGCACTGCCAAGATGGACGCAGAATGGTTCTTGTTCCTGTCTCCTGGCGCGAAATGGGCATTTATCACGATGCTCAAGGTGTGCGAGGAAACTATGACCAGCCAGAAGGCTCTTGGTGTTTGCCCAGCGATCAGCGCAGCCGTCCTGGCTCACAAAGCCGGGGTGTCTGTGGACTGCGCCAATGAGATCATCGGAGCGGCTGTATCAGCAGGGGAACTCGTTATCAGCGGGGATCGATGGGTCTTCACTGACCTCACGGCGTTTGCTTCTGACCGCACGATCCAAAAGCTGGAAGCTGAAAAAAAGCCAATTCAAGAGAAAAACATTTTGCCGCATAACGACGCAGAATGTCGCAAAACGTCGCAAAACGCGGAAAAGGTAGTCCCTTACGCTGACGCTGACGCTCTCGCTTACGGAGATACATACAAACAAGAAGTAAATACTCTCTTGTTGCCAAAAGGCAACGAAAAAGCCTTGGCCATGCCTGAATTGGTTCAGGAGCCCGAAGCGAGCATCTGCAAACACCTCGCAGAAGTAGCGCGGTTTAGGAAGCGGTTTTGTGATCCAAACCACTCACAGGCTGAATTTGCGACCATTTCCAGGATCGTTGAAGGCTACAAAGGCACGTCACGCGAGCTGATCGATCTTGCCGCTGAATGCTCCAGCTTCTACCAGTCCAACAAAAAGCACGTATCGCCGGGAGCTGTGTTCAGGACGTGGGTTAAAAATCACGTCACGAACTTTGGACGAGGTGCGCCAATCCGCAAGGGTGACGCGCTCGGAATGGCGCAGGAAGCATACCAACTCGCAGGTGAAATCGCATGAAAGAAAACTCAACTCAGGTGATGATCAAAGCCCTTGCTCGTCTTCGGCTCAGTGGCTTCGAATCGCCTTATGGCACGATGCCGCAAAACGCTGAGCAGTACAAAATCCAGGCTGAAAGCTACGTGGACGCGATCACCTCGCTCGTGGGCAATTTTCCGTGTCATGAGATCATCACGCGGACGGCGGAATGGTTTGCAGTAAACGCTGGTCATGACGGGCAAACGCCAAAAATGCCAAATACGGCGGCTTTCGCGCATCGCTACCGAATCGAGCATGGCAAAGACTTCGTGACGATCGGCATTGGTGATTCAGGCGGGTACATGGCCACGATCACGGTTCGGCGGGATCTTCCGGCTGATGAACTTAAAGCCCTGGTTGAAGCACGGCGCGAAGAACTTGGAATTGCAAAGGCACTCCCGACTCGCACGGTTGAGGAATCTAAACAAATCCTGAGAGAGTTTGAGGCTCCAAAGGTGGTTCGGGAAACCAAACCGTCAAAGGAGATCAGCGACGAAGTGAAAGCAAATCTGGAAAGGCTTCGGAATAGCCGTTAAAGGAAAACCATGAACATCTGCCAACTGCCACATGACGTGCTTTCGAGCCTTGTCTCAAGCTCCGTAGAAGACCGGATGCTCAAGAAGCAGGTTCGCGCTCGGAGGGTTTTCTCGGACGGGAAAAACTCCTTCATTTGCATTGGCAACGAGTTCCACGGCTCCAGGATGCTGGTGAGCATCGTCAAGGTTAGTTCCACGCTGTTTCACCATGACTTCATTTGGAATCGGAATAATCAGCGGTGGGCTTTTGAATCCACCGGGCAGATACTGACGACGGTTCTTGAGTGCGACATCTCGCCGGCTGCTGTTGCTCTTGCTATTTCCAGGCAGTCACCTAAAGGCTACGGCATGATGTTGGAGCTAGATTCGAGCCTCCTGGTCAATGGCCGCGCTTATTTGATGTCCAAAGGGTTTGACCGGGACAAGGCAGATTATCACGCTCTGATCGCATTCCAAAAGGCGATGGATGCGATAACTTACATTGAAGGCACGAACTTCTTTGCTTGCCTGAACTCCGCGTATTACTCAAGACTATCTAACGAGTTTCGCTATGAGCAAAAGGCCGGACGCGCATCTCCTGAACTTTCGCTCATCGAGGACTTGACGTCTGAGGAGATGGATGTCCCATTGGTTTGCGGATCATTAGCGCACAAAATCGCGGATCTGGTCTTGGGCGGTCAAACGTTTGAGGAGGCATCTGAAAGTCTATGTTTGACTGAGGCTGAGCGTCAATCGGTGAAACAAGAACTGGCACTCGCTCTTGGTGTTTAGAAGAAGCATGAAAGTCGCAATCGACCCAGGTCACGGGATGTCCAACGTAAGGTCTGGGGTCTATGATCCCGGCGCGGTATCGAACTTTCTATCTGAGGCAGACATCGCGCTCCAATGGGCGTTAACCGGGAAATGGGTTTTCGCTCTTAACGGTATCGAGACATACCTTACCAGGGATGATGACCGGGACTCTACTCCGGTCGGTAGGCGAGACGATGCGGCCACTAAAGAAGGATGTACCCACTTCATCAGCCTCCATTGCAACGCGGCGGCTAGTACCAAAGCTCGGGGCATTGAATCTTTCTACCGTGACGATGCGGACAAGCTTCTCGCCACAACCGTCCTCGCTGCACTTGCCAGGGTTGTTCCTGACGCGCCAAACCGGGGAGTCAAGCACGAAAGCCAAACCCACGTTGGACGGCTTGCGGTGCTGAATTTCAAACCACCTGCAACACTTGTGGAGCTTGGGTTCATTACTAACCCGCAGGATCAGGCTTACCTGATTTCACGCGATGCCAGGATACGCTTCTGGACGAACTTACTCCCAGCGTTTAAGAAGGCGAAGAAGTGAGCGAAGTAAAAGCATGGTGGGGCGGGCTTGCATCGTCCATTGGGGTTCTCGTTGCTGTGGCATATCCGATCGATGCGCTTCGCGCAGCCGTTTTGTTTGCTGGGATGATGGTTGCGGTGGATTGCATCACCGGAGTATTTGCTTCTTGGTGGGCTGGTGAAAAGATTACGAGCCGCAAACTCATCAGGTCCGCTTTCAAGGTCACGGTGTACCTTGCTCTTCCGGCCATTGTGTTTTGGTCGTTCGTTCACATCGGGATGCACGGCATATCGGCTCAAACTGCGACGGCACTCGCTTCCTTCCTGATCGGGGTTGAACTTTATTCCGTGCTGGAGAATCTTCGCAAAGCTGGAATCGTTGACGCTCCTTGGCTGATCAAGATTCTAGACGGACGGTTCAAAGACCGGAACGAAGAAAGCTAGGTGTTTAGAGCGGTGATGAACTTCAATCTTAACTCAATCATCGCAACGGCTCGGCTTGCACTTTCCACAGTCCCGGCTCAAGCACACGCTTTCGCAGAGCGAGCTTTGACGGTTCCGAAGGCGCAACGAGACGCGACTTACAAGGCTGTTGGACTAAGCGAAGAAGACCGCATTGAGGCAGATCGCCTTTTCCGCGTGTGGGCTGATGCTGGTTCCGACCTCGTCGTCTTCCTTGCAAGCAAGGGCGAAATCGACGCTGACTAGACTTTCACGAATACCTGGGAATAGAGCCGGAGGAGAACTCCGGACACGGTTTTATGTAATTTCACCGGTCTTGAACACCCTCCTATTTTAATTTTTAGTCTATAAAAGATGTCCAAGATTCCTCATGAGCCTACTGACGAGACTCGTGCGCTTGTTTTTGAATGGGCGTCCAGTGGGCAAACACACGCGGAGATTTGCGAACAAGTTGGAATCAGTATCCCAACACTTTACAAGTATTACCGTGAGGAACTTGACGCGGCAGAACCTTGCTTAAATCAAGCCGTCAAAGGCACCCTTTACAAGATGGCAACATCTGGCGAGTGTCCAAGCGCGACAATCTTCTGGTGCAAGGTGCGGCTTGGGTGGGTTGAGAAGGCAAAGCTCGAGGTATCAAGCGGTGAACCTGCTATAGATGTCACGAAGTACACGGCTGACGAACTAACCCAGCTGGAGGCATTACTTGCGAAGGGTTCCCTCCCTAGCGGAAATTCAAGCGGAAATTAGGCGGCGCGATCTAAGCCGCTTCCTTCCTTACGCGATGCCCAATATGCGCTGGGACTGGCCGCATACCAAGGTCATCATCGAGCATCTCCAGGCGTTAGCTGATGGCGAGATTGAAAACCTGATGATCTCCTGCCCTCCTCAGCATGGCAAGACTCAGGTCGCATCTATCGGGTTTGGGGCGTTCCTGCTCAACCAGCGCAAGGAAACTCGCGTGGGGATTGCGTCCTACTCGGAAACGCCAAGCCTTAGAATCTCGCGCTCGATTCGGCGGATTATGGAAGGCGTTGGGGCTGAGTTTACTGGTGACCTCAAGAGCGTTCAGGAATGGGAACTGGACGATGGTAGTAAGGTTCGCGCTACTGGTGTTGGTGGTGCGTTCACGTCGTTCCCGGTAGACATTGGGATACTTGATGACCCGATCAAAGACCGTGACCAGGCTGAGAGTCTGAATGCCCGGGACTCGCTTTGGGAGTGGTTCACGGACGTTTGGATCGCTCGGAACATGAAGCACCAGGTGCTTATCGGCACGGAATGGCACCAGGACGGATTGCACGGACGTATTCGGAACGCTCCGGGTAACCAAAGATGGACGCTCCTAAACCTCCCAGCGATCGCGCTTGAAAACGATATTCTTGGTCGCGCTCCTGGCGAGGCGTTATGCCCTGACCGTGTGACATTGGAGCAATTAGAGGAACGCAAGCTCCAGAACCCGTATTCATTTGAGGCGATGTACCAGGGCAACCCAAGCCCACGAGAAGGAACGCTGTTTAAGGTCGGAAGTCTGGTCTACTGCAACCATGACGAGGTGCCAATCAATCTACCAAAGGTAAGACGTTGGGACTTGGCAAGCTCACCTGAGGGGGACTATACCGTCGGCCTCTTGATCGAAGGGCCGTGCCGAGATGGGCGGTTCTATGTGACCGATGTAGTGCGTGGTCGCTGGAACGTCTTTGAGCGTGACCAGGTGATTCTGCAAACCGTGAGCAGGGATGGACGGGCGGTGAGGCAGGTGTTTCCGAACGATCCCGGCTCTGCTGGTGATGCTCAGATTAGCGCGATGAAGCGGATGCTCGCTGGCTTTCCGGTCTATGATGAACGGGAAACGGGAAGCAAGGAAGTCCGCGCTGAACCTGTCGCGTCCCAGATCGCGGGTGAGAATATCGTGATTGCTCGAGCGCATTGGAATACCGAATTCGTTGAAGAATTGCGGACATTCCCGCGTGGTCGCCATGATGACCAGGTTGATACGCTCGCTGGTGGGTTCAACTACCTGGCAGCCAAGAAGCGCATTTCGGTAGCGGTGTAGGTGTTTAGCCTAGATATGAATCTATCCCAGCGGGTAAAGCAGTTCTTCCTGTCTACTGCGCCACGCTCTAGCGTCGGTATGCTTCAGGTTCCTGTTTTGCGCTCGCTTGACCCGCAGAAGGAGCCATTGCACCTTAATTCCGTGGTGATGTCGCTGATTAACTGGGCATGGGTTCAGTCTTCGGCGGCTCCACTTGCGGTGTTCAAGAAGGACGATGCGACCGACCAGGACGAGATTGTCAAGTTGCCGTTGGTGCTTGAGGCAATCACCGCTCCGGTGCAAGGTATCTCCAGCCGCAATGCCATGTTCGGTATGTGGATGTCCCTCATTACCGAAGGCACGGCGTTCTTCTACCCTGTGCGCGATACCAGGGGTCGCATCGTCGGCTTGCAGTACCTGTACCATTATTACTGCACGTTCCAGGGCGGGAAGGTTCAGTATGTAGCACCAAGCGGCGAGACGACGTATTTTGACGAGCAGGATCTAATCATTCTGCGCTACGGTATTGACCCAGAAGATTCCAGACGCGGGTACTCACCGCTGAAGGCTTGCCTCCGTGAGGTGTTGACTGACCAGGAGGCAAGCGAGTATCTCCGCGCTGTTCTTTCAAACTTTGGTGTCGTTGGCTCCATCATTTCCAGCGACGATGAGTCCGCGAACTTTGACGAGGATGCGGTCAAGGCGATTACGGCGGCTTGGAAGAGCGCAACGACCGGAAGCAACCGGGGCAAGACGCTGGTATCAAGCACGAAGCTCAAGATTCAGGAGATCAGATCCAATCCAAAGGACATGATCCTCGAAAAGGTTCGCAATATCCCCGAGCAAAGAATCTGCGCGGCGTTTGGCGTTCCTCCTGCTGTCCTGCAGCTCGCATCGGGACAAGAAACAAGCACATATAACAATTTGACCCAGATGATCCGGCTTGCTTGGAACCAGTTCCTCATTCCGGTGACTGACATTATCGCAAGTCAATTCACTGACCAGTTTTTACGTATTTTTACTGACGATTCTGCGCTCTATTTGG